GATGAACCGTGCAGGTTGGTATCAGTTGCGTGAACCCTCCGAAATTAACTACGATGACCTCGACATGGAAGAACGCCCGTTTGCCAAACGTTTAGCAAGTTGGATTAACGACAATCTCTATCCATCGCACGTACTAGATATTGGATGCGGACCAGGTACTTATGTTGATTGTTTTGCTGAGCTTGGAGTTGATTGCATTGGTTACGACACTGATCTTCGTGTCGAAGGTAAAGATCGCCTTCTTTGCAAAAGTCTTTTTGATCTTGAGCATTCTGCACCTGTCGTCCTTTGCATGGAAGTGGCAGAGCACATTAATGGAAGTAAGAACCAGCAAATTGTTGACACAATGCATCAAGCATTGGAACCTGATGGCCTGTTAATTTGGACTGCCGCCAAACCTGGCCAGGGAGGTGTTGGTCACATCAACTGCCAAACCAAAGAATATTGGGCAGAGATGCTAGACAACACTGGATTGATTCGCGAACCAGAGATTGAAACTGAACTGATCTCGTTTATCGAAAAGGGTTATCACATGGGTTGGTTTATTCAAAACCTTTTGGTTTATCGCAAATAAAAAACGGCCTTGCAAACACAAGACCGTTTAGTTCCCTCAATTCCCATCGTAAACCAATTGGTTCAGACGGTAACTTCCGCTTGCAGTTGCTGTTTACGCAGATGCTTCCTCACTGCTGCTACATTCCAGCAGTAGCTGTCCCTGGAGCGAGTCTCAGGAAATGCGGCATAATGGGGCCCCAGCTTAAGGGTGCCATCATCCCGGTACTTAAACAGGGTCTTTTTGTCAATGCCGAGAAGTTCTTCGGCTTGCTGGATGGAGACCCAGCCGGGATGCTTCGCCATAGGTAAGCATTGTGTACTTGCATACCCTATAGCCCGTCAACATCTTGTCAAGGGATTTAAGAAAAGCTTTATCTCTTTGTTTATGCAAGGAAACATGAAGTGAAATTAGAATAAATTAACGGCAACCCAGAGTATGTTTTGCAGCCAGCATGAGCCTCTCGCCCTGCTAGTTGAATTAAAACCAAGTCTTGCCAAGAAACGATTTCGTGAAGAAATATATAAAGCCTGGGACCATAAATGTGGATATTGCGAAAGTGCCGCCACAAGTTTGGACCACATTATTCCCAGGTTTAAATCAGGGTCCTCTAATCGGAATAATCTAATTCCTTGCTGTAGGAGATGCAATGTAAACAAAGCATCTAATGCAATGGAAGCATGGTACAAACAACAAGAGTTCTTTACAGAAGAAAAATTTGCTAAAATAAAAAACTGGGTAGAAAATGAAATCATCGATCTATCTAGTTTCATTTTTTATCACGTTGCTTGATAATGGCCTCTTTTAATATCGCAGTTACTGACCAGAAGCCATTATTAACTTACGTCGAAACAGAAGACACGGAAGAAAATGCAATAGCCTCTGAACTTGTATCACGTTTAAATAATTCGACCCCTGGTACATACAAACAAATTTTGTCAAGCATTCAAAATAAGTATGGAGAAGAAGCAGTTAAAAAATATGTTGATACCGGTGCACTAAACACGCTCAATCAGTTTTACAAACAAAAGAATGTATCGGTTAAATGGGACCCGTCCCAGGCGGCAAAGCCCCCTGCCGGCGAATTTGATTCAACTTATTACGGACAGCAGGCGCCACAAGTTGTACAAAGTTGGAATGACGCACAAAAATCAGTAAAATTTGGCGGCCAAGAGTTGCCTGATTTAGATATTACGGAACGGTATGATCCAAGTACATACCTCCAATACCATTACACAACAACTGGAAAATACGATGGGCTAAGAGCGAATCCGGCGCAGGAAACCACAGCAGCTAAAGCATATAAAGAAAACTGGGTACCAACAGACCGTGAACAACAGTTGATGCGTGATGCATTGGCTCGACCCACAGAAACAGGGGCGTCCCTTTTGGAACAAAGTGTCCAGCAATACGTAAACGAATCAGGAGAAGTACGTTTTCGTTCACTCGTCTCTGACTCGTTAAAAGAAACGATCAAGGAATTAAAAAAAGCAAAAGCAAAAGAAACGCAATATGACATGCTCAAAACCATGCCTGAATTTTCTGAGATTTATAACCTCAATACTTCATTGACTGACTCCATCATGGGAGATTCAGGCATTGGAGGTTATTTAAACCTAACTGGAGGGGCAGAATCTGAGCAAAAATTTAAAACCAGTATTTCAAAAGCAATTGGATTTGGCAATAACGTTGAGTACAACTGGCAACAATGGTTTGACAACGCATTGGCAAAACGATATGAAACCATGGAGTCAATTGCGGATCCTGGAGATGTCAATACTCAATACAAACTCGATAAAGAATTTGCAACTAAATATGTCAATGACTACCTAAGGCCTAGGTTTAATACATCAAAATCCATGTCGGAGTTCATAAGCTACATGGATGTACAAACAAACGAAGAGAACGTTTTACAAACACAAACAGTGTCAAACAAATTGAAAGAACTTGCGACAATAAAAGCGGAGTCATATATTGGCAACTTAGGCGCACAGGGTTCGTTACGTTATTTTGATCCAGAGTTTTATTTCAATCCCACTGGGAATCCAAATAAACAAGATGCGTATTCTCGGCAAGCGCAAGATGTTAACACAGCATGGGAAAAAGCAAAAACAAATCCCGATACTTTGGTTAATACAGGTACAGAAGCATCAAGAGAAGATGGGCGCACTTGGGGACAGTTGGCATATCAATATGGAATTGACTTGAATAATAAAGATCAATTTGCCAAGTTACACTATGAAACACTAGGTAAAACTCAAAATTATGACGGTGCTTCTGACACTGTTACAGGTGATGATTTAGTCAATTTTATCCAAGGGGATTTGGCAACTGCATTAACAGCGGCAGATCAAACATACGGCTCAAATGTATTTTTGGAATTTGTTACTCCAGAGCAGATTGCAGAAGGGTTACTTGGAAATATAGACCCAGTTAAAACACCCGAACAATGGAAAGAAACTTTAAAAAAATACAACATCAGCGATGTGGGGCAGCCTGTGGAAGAAGTGAAAAAACTTCTTATCCAAACAGTGCGTACTGCCCCAGCGGAAACCATCCGTTCTTCAATTGAAGAGTTAAACAAACAAAAGAAAAAACCTACACAGAAATTGTTGGGTATTGAATATATCCAACGACCTGAAGACTACAAAACAATAGATGCCAAAGGAGAAACGCAACTATATTCAGTATTTAAAAATGCAGGATATGGCGGTACGGAAGATGAATTTTATACTGAGTTTTTCCCAGATATTGACAGGAAAGAACAAGTTACTTTAACGCAAGCAGCTACGAGTGGAAAAATAGGAACAAAAATTGACACCTCTGATCCCTTTGCAGCTGTAACAAGTTTTTCCGGTTTGCTTGAGGATGAAGAAGAAACAAAACCTAAAACAAAAAAAGCAACAACAGAAGAAGAAGAGGATACAACGGATTCTTATTTTAGACTATTTGGAGATGAAACTACGACAAAATCCAAGTCAGGGCAAAACATCTTGGATGAGTTCACATCTATGTTTAGTGGTTTTAAATAATGTCTGATAAAGCACGTAAAGCATCAAAAGCCGCAAAAATACACAAAGACTCAATGTCTTGCAATAAGCCCAGGCGTACCCCTGGGCACCCAACCAAATCGCATGTTGTTAAAGCGTGTAAAGGTGGGGAGGAAAAAATTATCCGTTTTGGACAGCAGGGTGTAGAAGGCGCTGGCAAAAATCCACAGAGCGCCAAAGATAAAGCAAGAAAAAAATCGTACTATGCCAGGCATAATGCCCAAGATTCAAACCCAAGCATCATGTCTGCCAGATACTGGAGTCACCGTGTAAAGTGGTAGGGCTAATCATCTAGATTCATGGCAAAACCCAAGTCATCCTCATCAATTAAAATTGAGTCCAAGCCTAAGCTCACGAGACAGGGAGACGGCAAGCACTCAAAAGCAAGCCATGGCCGCAAATTAAGTCGCGGTCAAGGTAAATAAATTGTGTATGATTGGAAGTAATTACAGTTACTTCCATGTCGGATTTTTCTGCAGCTATTAACATCATTCGTAAATACGAAGGATTTAACGAGAAGGCTTACGCAGATTCGACCACAGGTGCAGAACCTTATACCATCGGGTATGGAAGCCAATTCTATCCCGATGGTTCTCCCGTTAAAAAAGGACAGTGTTGTAGTAAACAAAAAGCACTGGAGTATTTATTCCACGAAGTCAGTGTCATTGACACTCAACTCTTAAAACTCAATTTGGGGTTAGATGTTTCCATGAGGCAAGCATTGATCTCTTTTGTTCATTCCATCGGCTGGGAATCTTTCCTTTACAGCCATGTTATTGATGCGATTGAACACGAAGATTTTTGTAATGTAACTGAAGAAATGGGACGTTGGATATTTAACGCAGAACACAGGGTTGTTGGCGGTCTTTTGGACCGTCGTCGCGAAGAAATTAGCTTGTTCCTCCAGGAAATTGATGCTAATCCTTGGTCCTCAACCGAAATTTTGCTGACGGCATTCCGCAATTACACCGCAGCGCCACACGAAGTACGTGCCATCAGACAGTTGGAAGAAAGCATCAGTCCTTATATCCTGTCGCAATTTGCCAACGATTTTTGTATTGACGAAAACCCCTGGTCTGATTTCAGCCACGATGACGCAGATCTTGTATTTAGCGGCTAGGCTTAGAATAATTGCATTTAGAACATGCAGAGCGGAATGGAGCGTTCAGTAGAGCCAAGGGAATTTGAGCTTCCATTAGAACTGCAGTTCTCAATGCGTAAGGCAGAACTTTCTGCTCAAGAGATGACATGGGAGGAACTTTACTGCGCACTCCTCAATCTGTACCACCAGCGGCTGATGGAATGGTACGCAATTAAATCTTTGATGGAAGATGAGAACATCTCCATTGATTTTGATATCCCAACAGAAATTGAGTTAGCGGAACTCGCCGCCGCCTGTATTGACGACGACGAGGACGAAGATGAAGATGAGCTTCAACCTTTTTGAATCTCATCTAAATCAATAAGGCGGTTGAGGTACCACTGTGCTTTTTTGAGTGATTCTGTCCCGCCTTTATGCGACTCACGCCAAATATACTTTATGCAATTTCCTTTGCAGTAACCACGGAATTCTTCAGTGGTTAAAGCCGCTTCAATTGC